CATCAATGACAGAAGTAACCAAGTCTCACTTTGAAACTAGTGCACGCCATTACAGATATTTCATGTTCTACAAATTGTTGCACACCAAGCCAAGATGTGAACCGCCGGAGGTTATTGTCCTGCTTGGAAAGGGTGGAGTCGGCAAGTCGAAGGAAGCGTACGAAAGTTGCCCCGTTGAACAGCAGTATTGGAAAGCAAGAGGAAACTGGTGGGATGGATATGAACAGCAACCAACAGTCGTCATCGATGAATTCTATGGATGGATCTCAGTTGACTTTATGTTCAGACTGCTTGATCGCTACCCCTTGTCCGTTGAATGCAAAGGGGGTAGCTTACCCTTCACATCTGGCCGCATTTTCATCACCAGTAACCAACCTCCATGGGAATGGTGGTCATGTAAGTATGACCGGAAGGCTTTGGAAAGAAGAATTAATAAGATTGTCCACTTCGTTCAAGCGGAGGATGGTACAATTCTTAGACAAGAGTTCAATTCTCTGAGCGCCTATAAAACCGTGGCGATGCTCATGAATTATTATTAAATAAAGTTGTTTGTTTATGCAACTACGATCTGGAAGAACATATGGTTTCCACATTCCAGGTAGCTGGCCTAGTCGTGGTCATAAGCCTGGTAGCAGTGGTATTGGTGGTCTCGTTCGCACGGTTGGCGCAGCTATTGCGGGAGAGATTGGAAGGAGAGTTACAGGTAGAGCCATTAACGCTGTTACAGGAAGTAACACCGACAACAGTAACCGAAATGCAGTCAATTACGCAGACCCAGCACGGGTCACCTATCGCAGGAAGAGATTTCGTCAAGGGCGCAAAGCAAGAAGAATCAATAAACGTAGGAAGCGTTTTTATAAGCGTGTGATGAAAATTGCTCACTCGCAGAGTAAGTACATTATGATTAGGCAGCAGTATATGAATATCACGTCTGCTGCTAAATTACAAGGTCAAGGAGTATTTTGTATCGGTGGATGTGCAAATGATAGTGATGCAACTAAGGGAGACGTTACACAGACTACTTCAGCTGAATATCAAGATGATGATGTTTATCAGGTCTGTAAAGCGTTAGCACCCGCTGGACTATCATCCACTGATGCCGACAGGAAGTTGACTAGATTTTTTATGAAGCAATGTCTCTATGACTACACTTTTGTAGGATCTAATGCCAATAACTTAGCAGAGGTAGATATTTATGAAATGATTTGTATCAAGGATGTTCCTAAGGAAACTTATTCGAACATGCAAGATTGGTATTCTCATTATGTTAATAGTGATAATCCCCAAGCGAATTCAGTTCAAAGGAATTTACCTAATGATTCAGCTGGTGCAGGAAATTATCCAGCTGCAAGCGCTGCTTATTCAGGTGCAACGGTTGGATCAGTCCCATTTGATTCACCGACAATTATGAGACATTTTAAGGTATACAAGTCAACTAAACATTTGATTGGAGCAGCGGCTCCTTTTACTTATCGTATGAGTTGTGGAAATAGATTAATGAATGGAGAATTAGCAAGTGACTACTTAGCAGTGAAAGGATTCACTAAGATCTTATTATGTATCATTGAAGGAATGTATACAGCAACTAACACTCAGCCAGCTGTTACGTTGTATACTCACGTTACTAAACATTTATCGTTTGAACCTGTGACTTATCGTGGAGACACTAGAGGAGCAGTCGTATATGGAACTTAATAAAACACTATTATATACATCGGGTTAGAATCGGGTTAGAAGCGTAGCGCCGTCAGGGTTAAGGTTAGGGCATAAATAAAATAATAGAGGTGGACCATTATTATTACCGGTCCACCTCGCCCCCATCTACGTATTAACGCCTACGTATAATTTAATTTAGATGCAATTTAATTTTTAATTAATGGTATCCGACAATGCAAACAAGTACTGGTGCTTTACATGGAACAACCCTACGTCAGACATTGCGTGGAATGATGCCAATGTGGCTTACGCAATTTGGCAGAAGGAAAGGGGAGAGCAAGGAACAGTGCATTACCAGGGCTATTTGGAGCTCAAAGCTGCTAGACGTTTTAACTTCGTACGTTCTCTACTGCCACATGCAAGATGGTCAAAGAGAGAGAAGTCCGCTGAGCATTGTCGAAAATATTGTAGCAAAGAAGACACCAGAGTTGAGGGACCATGGGAGTATGGAACTTATGTTCCCCCTCAGCCTGGAAAGCGCAACGATTTGGTAGCTGTGCAAGAACTGCTTGATGCCGGTACATCAATGACAGAAGTAACCAAGTCTCACTTTGAAACTAGTGCACGCCATTACAGATATTTCATGTTCTACAAATTGTTGCACACCAAGCCAAGATGTGAACCGCCGGAGGTTATTGTCCT